AAAAAAAAAGACTTGGTTTATATCTAAAAATAGATATATATTATAGAAATAGGTTATATGGTTATAAGAATAGCCATAAATAATAAACAATAAAAGATAAAACATAGGAGAAAAAGCATGGACTTAAATGCTATAAAAACGAAACTAGAATCGTTACAAAATCAAACTACAACCTCAAATAACTTTTGGAAACCTGAACCAGGCAAACAAGTTGTTCGTATTGTTCCTTATAAACATAACAAAGATAATCCATTTATAGAATTATTTTTTCATTATAATTTAGGACAAAACAAAACTTTTATGTCACCAATGTCATTTGGTCGTCCAGACCCAGTTCAAGAGTTTGCAGACAAACTTAAATCTACTGGTGATAAAGACGAGTGGATTCAAGGTAAAAGACTCGAACCAAAGATGCGTACATTCGCACCTGTAGTTGTTCGTGGTCGTGAAGACGAAGGTGTTAAGTTTTGGGGTTTTGGTAAAACTGTATATCAGGAACTATTAAGCGTAATAGCAGATCCTGACTACGGTGATATTACAGATCCAGTTAATGGTCGTGACATTCAGATTGAACGTCAGACTCCAGCGGAAGCGGGTAATCAGTATGGTAAAACTACTGTACGTGTAAAACCTAATCAAACTCCGATTACTGAAAGTAAAGAAATGTTGGAAAGTGTTTTTGAAAATCAACCCAACTTGACAGAACTTTATACAGAACCATCTTATGATGAACTGAAAGAAGCTCTTGCTACTTATCTTAATCCAACAGAAGATGATACAACAGATACAACTACAACAACTAATGGTGTTGCTGCTACAACAACTCCAACTGCTAACACAGGTGGAACTACAACAGCAAAAACAGAAGATGTTGAAGACGCATTTGATCAACTTTTTAATCAGTAAGAATAAATGAATTTGTGTGGTTGTTGAAGATTGAGATAAAACCGCTCATGTATTTGCTACCGGATACAACCACAAATTCATAAGGAGAAAGTTATGACACAAAAAGATGAATTGGCTGGTGTAATAGCCGATGAATTAAACAAAACCTTCAAACATCAAAAGGTTGCATATTTTCTTGATGATGGTGCAAATCCTACTGATGTTGTAGATTGGATTTCAACAGGTTCAACAATATTAGATTTAGCTATTTCTAATAAACCAAATGGTGGGGTTGCTGTAGGCAAAATAACAGAATTAAATGGTTTAGAGGGTAGTGGTAAATCTCTTATTGGTGCTCATTTATTAGCTTCATCACAGAAAAAAGGTGGTGTAGCTGTTTATATAGATGCGGAATCTGCAGTATCACCAGAATTTCTTGAGGCAATAGGTATCGATGTTAAGAATATGTTATATGTTCATCTTGAAACCGTTGAAGAAATTTTTGAAACTATTGAAACAATTGTTGCAAAAATTCGTGAAAGTGATAAAGATAGATTAGTAACTATATTGGTGGATAGTTTAGCAGCCGCTTCTACAAAAGTAGAGATGGATGCTGACTTTGATAAAGATGGTTGGGCTACTGCTAAGGCCATTATCATATCAAAGGCAATGAGAAAAATTACTCAAATGATTGCTCGCCAGAAGATTGCTCTTGTATTTACAAATCAATTACGACAAAAATTAGGTGTTATGTTTGGAGATCCTTGGACTACATCAGGTGGTAAGGCTCTTCCATTTCATGCATCTACTCGTATTAGATTAAAGAACGCAGGTCAGATTAAAGATGGTGGTAAGAATACTATTGGTATTAAGATGAAAGCACAAGTAATTAAAAATAGGTTAGGCCCTCCAATGAGAACAGCAGAATTTCCACTTTACTTTGACACTGGTATAGATGACTATGGTAGTTGGTTGACAGTGATGAAAGACCATAAACTTGTTAAAGCTGCTGGTGCTTGGTATACTCTACCTGAAGTAGATTTGAATACCGGTGAAGTGGTTAAAGAACATAAATTTCAATCAAAAGATTTTGAACAACTCATGGTAGATAATCCAAAGTTGAAACAAAATTGTTATGATAGGATTTGTGAAGCTTGTATTCTTAAATATGATTCTAAAGAACTTGGTATCGATGATGTTACTGAAACGGATGATGTAGTAGATGAAATATAGCAAGAAAGATTTAAACGAAAAGTTTATATCCTTTCTTGACCAAGTTAAAGACGAACCACACAAATCAGTAACACATCTTAATGATAGGGTGCTGATTATAGATGGGTTAAATACTTTTATCAGATCATTTTCAGTAAATCCAGCCATCAATGATGATGGATTACATATTGGTGGTATGATGGGTTTCTTAAAATCTATTCGTTATACTTGTGATATATTAAAACCTTCTCGTTGTATCATTGTCTTTGATGGTAAAGATGGTAGTAAACGAAGATCTAAAATATATCCAGAATATAAAGCCACTCGTAAAGTTAAGAAAAGATTGAACAGAAATGTTGATTGGGGTACTGCACCTCAAGACGAGGAGGAGAGTATGAAACAACAGATGGGGCGGTTAATCGAGTATCTCGAACAACTACCCCTGACGTTGGTTTGTATTGATGGTATTGAAGCTGATGATGGGATAGCATATATATCGCAACAACTCTTATCTGAAAGTGACATATTCATAATGTCAACCGACAAAGATTTCTTACAACTTGTAGATGATAGAGTAAAAGTGTGGAGTCCAACCAAGAAAAAATTATATACCAAAAATGAAGTGTTTGATGAGTATGGAATACCTTCTAGAAACATTTTAACATATAGGGTCTTAGATGGTGATAAATCGGATAATATAGGTGGTATAAGGGGGTCTGGGTTGAAAAGTATAGTGAAGTATATCCAACCTATTACAGAAGATAAAGATTTTACAGCAAGAGATTTGATTGAATTTGCAGAAAAATCAGATGGTAAAATAAAACTCTTGGAAAATATAAAAAATAGTAGTAAATTATTAAAACGGAATTATCTCTTAATGCAACTATATAATGTAGATATTCCAAATCATACAAAGATGAAAATACAGGGTGCTATCAATGGTGATGTACCACAGCTAATAAAATATAGATTTCAAACTATGTTTTTAAAGGATAAATTAACAAATGCAATTCCTAATCTTGACTCTTGGATTATGGAGTTTACTAGATTAGATAGATTCAGGGGATTGAGTGACAAATAAATTAGCAGAATATGGACATACATTTCAAGTAAAATCAATAGCTTGTCTAATGACAGATATTGGATTTATGGGTCAGATATATGATATACTTGATGAAAGTCACTATGACAATGATGCTCTTAAATGGATTGTAAAGGAATGTAAGTCATATTATAATGAATATAAAAAACCAATTACACTTGATGTATTTAAGGTTAAAGTAAATGATGTTCAAAATGATGTTTTAAAAACAACTATTGTAGAAAAATTAAAAGAAGTTTTTAGATATCACGAAGCTCCAGATTTGGAGTTTATTCAAGACCAAGCATTACATTTTTTTAAGAATCAAACATTAAAGAATGCTATTTTAGAATCGGTTGAAATATTAGAGGGAAAGGGTGATTTCGATAATATAAAGAATATTATTGATAATGCTATGAGAGCTGGAACTGAGAGAAATATAGGTCATGAATACATAGAAGATATAGATATTAGATATTCAGAAATGGCCCGTAATACGGTTGCTACTCCTTGGGATGTGATAAATGAATTAACACAGGGTGGATTGGCTAGTGGTGAATTGGGTGTGATTGTTGCTCCGGCTGGTATAGGTAAGACTTGGATATTATGTGCGTTAGGTGGTGGTGCAATGAAAAAAGGGGTAAACATAGTTCATTATTCACTTGAATTAAATGAGGCATATATTGGATTAAGATACGACAGTGTATTTACAGGTATAGCAAATCAGAATTTAAAATATCATATGGATGAAGTCAAAGAGGGTATTGAAAATATTGAAGGTGAATTAGTTGTTAAATATTTTCCAACAAAGACAGCATCAGTAAATACCTTATCAGCTCATCTACAAAAAATGAGAATGATGGGTAAACCATTTGATATGGTTGTTGTAGATTATGCAGATATATTAAGAGATACAGGAAATGCTAGAGAGGTAAGACATGCACTTGGTAACATCTATGAAGATTTAAGAGGTTTAGCGGGTGAATTTGAAGTTCCGATATGGACTGCTTCTCAAGCAAATCGTTCAGCATTAGATGAAGATGTAATTGAGGCACAGAAGATAGCTGAATCATATCAGAAGATTATGACAGCAGATTTCGTTGTATCATTATCAAGAAAAGTAGAAGATAAGATTGGTAATACTGGTAGATTTCATGTTATAAAGAATAGATTTGGTCCTGATGGTTTAACTTATCCAGCAAAGGTAAATACTAATACTGGAGCTGTAGAAATATATGAATCAACATCAGTTGGTGGTAAAGAACAGCAACATAAAATTGATAATAGAGATAATCTTATGAAGAAAATGTTGGCAAATAAATATGAGGATATGATGAATGAGTAAGACAATTAAAGAAATAGTAGACTTATGGTATGAAACCCAAATGGGTCACTATTTAAAATGTAGAAAAAAGCAATTAGAATTTTCAGATTTAATGTGGAGTTTATATGAAGAATACAATGGAGAAGACAATGGAAAGTAAGTTATATACATACTTACAACTTCCTGATGATTATTGGACAATTACAACAACTATGGATATAGATGTTCAATATGAGGAAGATGAAAGTAAGTGATTTTAAAGTAGAACTAGTAGACAGAAAAGTAATTCAATCATTTGTTCATAGATGGCATTATTCACATGATACAAATGGTATTCAACAAAAACAATGTTTTGCTTTATTTGATGGTATGAAAATGATTGGAGCGATGATATATGCTATCCCATCGATGAAATCAACTGCTGCTAAGTATAATCCAGATAATCCTGATAAATGTTGGGAATTACGAAGGTTATGTTGTATAGATGATACACCAACAAATACAGAGAGTTATTTTATAGGTCAAACATTAAGATGGCTAAGACAGAATACAGATATAGAAGTTATTGTATCTTATGCTGATTTGGAACAAGGACATGAAGGTATTATTTATAAAGCTAGTAATTTTCATTATATAGGACAGAGTGGAGGTAGTAGTGTTTTAATGGTAGATGGTAAAAAGTATCATAACCGTTCAATGAATCAAAAGATAAAACCATATGGTAGAGAATTAAAAAGAAGATGGGATAATAAAGAAGGACATAAATGGTGGGATTCTAAAGAAGAGAACATGTATTATGTAGATACAAAACCAAAAAATATTTATGTTTATTATTTAAGTAAAAAAGCAAAAAAGAAATATTTATATGTGGATTCCGAAAATTGATACAAATCACAATTAAAATCAGGGAAAGTTATAGTGAATTTTACCTTATCAGATAATTTTATAGAACAATACAGAAGGAAACGAGCACCATTTGGATTCAACGGATTGGGTGAATTAGTTTATATGAGAACTTATTCTCGACTCAAAGAGGATGGAAAGAACGAAATGTGGTGGGAGACTGTTAAACGTGTTGTAGAGGGAACTTACAATATGCAGAAAAATCACATTGAACGATATGATTTAGGGTGGAACGCGTGGCAAGCACAACGGTCAGCACAAGAGATGTATGAACGTATTTTCAATATGAAATTCTTGCCTCCTGGACGCGGTTTGTGGTCAATGGGAACATCACTAACAGAAGAAAAAGGATTATACGCCGCCCTCAATAACTGTGCTTTCGTATCAACACAAAACCTAAAAGACGACTTATCAAAACCATTTACATTCTTGATGGATGCTTCAATGGTTGGGGTTGGTGTTGGTTTTGATACTAAAGGTGCAGAGTCATTTGTTATAAGAGGACCAAAAAATGACAGAGATCCAGAGTTATATATAATACCAGATACAAGAGAAGGTTGGGTTGAATCTATGGCTAGGTTGTTGGATACATATTTTCTTGGTATTGCTCCTGTCGAATTTGACTATACACAGATTAGAAAAGCCGGTGAACCAATCAAAGGATTTGGTGGTGTGGCTAGTGGTTATAAACCCCTCGAAGAAGTTCACAACTATGTAAGAGAAGCATTAGATAAGAATGTGGGGTCACCTATATCAGTAACTACAATTGTAGATATAATGAACCTAATAGGAAAATGTGTAGTTGCGGGTAATGTTAGACGAACTGCTGAAATCGTATTCGGTGATTCTACATCAGAAGAATATATCAACTTAAAAAATTATAAGAAAAATCCCCATAGAGAATCATATGGTTGGACATCAAACAATTCTATATTTGCTGAATTGGGTATGGATTATACAGATGCTGCAGATAGAATTAATGATAACGGAGAACCAGGATTTGCTTGGTTAGATAATATGAGAGATTATTCTCGTATGAGAAATGGAAGAGATAAAAAGGATCACAGAGTATCAGGTGGTAATCCTTGTTTGGAACAATCACTTGAAAGTTATGAATTATGTTGTTTGGTAGAAACATTTCCCACAAATCACGAAAATTTAGATGATTATATAAAGACTTTAAAATATGCGTACCTGTATGCGAAAACAGTAACACTTGGTAAGACACATTGGCCAGAAACAAATCGTGTAATGTTAAGAAACAGAAGAATAGGATGTTCAGTAAGTGGTATAGCTCAGTTCATATCAAAACCGGGTGGAATAGGTAGATTAAGATGTTGGTTGAAACAAGGATATGATGCGATACAAGATTATGATAAGTTGTATTCAGATTGGTTAGCCGTTCCCCGTAGTATTAAGACAACATCAGTCAAACCAAGTGGAACTGTTTCGCTATTGGCGGGAGCAACCCCAGGTCTTCACTACCCCGAAAGTAGATTTTATATAAGGAGAATAAGGTTATCGATTAACTCGCCGTTAATAAAACCTTTGGAGAAAGCAGGATATAATATAGAACCTGCTTTTGGGAGTGAAGCCAGTACTGTTGTAGTAGATGTTCCAGTTGATGTGGGAGAAGGAATACGAACTGTTAGTGAAGTATCAATGTGGGAGCAAATGTCATTAGCAGCATTTATGCAAAAGTATTGGGCAGATAACCAAGTTAGTTGTACGGTTACATTTGACCCAAAAACAGAAGGTAGTCAAATATCATATGCTCTTAATTATTTTCAGTATCAGTTAAAGGGTATTTCATTTTTACCTAAAATGGAACAGGGTGCTTATAGACAAATGCCTTATGAAGAAATTACAAATAAAGAATATGAAAAAATGGTTTCGGAATTGAAATACTTATCATTCAGACAAGTTAAAGGTAATGAAGCTATAGTAGATAAGTTCTGTAATAATGATACTTGTGAGATAGATTTAAAAGAGCATGTCAAAAAAATAGAAGTAGAAAGTGTATAATGACGTTAA